TTTGCTGCCATTATACACGCGCCCGTTTCTATAACTGTTTTGGGCGGGCGGTATCCGTCAACATTGAAAGGGCTAAAAGAAGTAGCTTTATTGTCTGCTTTGCATATTCCCACAAAGCGCAAGTGGTCGATGCCTTTTATAACGATAAATTTTTCCAATCTTTTATCTCCTTATAAATAGAGGTTAATTCCTCAAAGGCTTTTTGCTGGTTCGTTTTCCCGGTTATAGAAGAAAAGTCATCGGTAACATAAAGCCAGTGCATAGCGTTGTTTACGGATTGAGCGCACTTTATAATAAGGTGTTGCAATTCCCGGTTGTTATGCTGCAACATCTCACATAAATTGATTGTTGACAACAAAACATCAGAACTTCTTTTTCCGTCATTGCAAGTATTTAAGTCGTCTTGCGATTTAACAATGTTTTTTTTAGGCATTTAAATCGTTCCTCCTATTCAAATACCAGTTAGAATACCGCATATATACCCGTTCCGGATATGCCGCGAAAATATGTTTGTCTTTTGTTTCTTCAAAAGCCTTGATTTTGTGGGATATATTATATAAATGGCTTGCCCATATATCCTGCGCCGCCTCAAATGTTTCTTGTTCAATATTGCAAACGGCGATAACATCTTCATAGCCCGGTTTATTTGATTGAATAATAAAAACAAACTCTATCGAATATTCGCCATATTTTTCCCGGACAGCCTCGCAATAATGCACGGCTTGGAGCGGGTATTGCAGTTTTTCCGGCCATTTAATAACGCTATCAATATCGGAGCTTGTTTTATAATCAATTAAAACGATTCCCTGATTTGTGCGCTTTATAGCGTCAATTTTGGCTTTGCAATCAACATCATTTTCCTGATTATGCCAAATAATAGGAAGTTCGGCAGTTGCCCCTGTTACAATCTTTTTGACTTCTGGGTGGGAACGGAGATTCGCGAGCATAGCCGTTGCGTGATTCCACTCGTCCTGATTGATAACAATTTTACCTGGGTTTTCGGCATTTATTGCCTCATATTTTTTGTTGCGCCGGGATTGTCCGAAATCGGCGATAACATAGCGGTTTTGTGCCTCTTTTGGTTCAAGCAAAAGACAATGCGTTAAGCCGCCGAAAACAAGCGCGTCTGTTTCTGCGTCCGGTTGCTTTTCCGGATTAAACGGGCTTGTCCGCCAAAATTCATACGGGCTTTTGTCGTATGTTTTTATTTGGCTTGCCGATATTGCCGGATAGGCGAAATAGTCATCATCGGATTTAATCTCAATATCTTTTAACATTTTAGCTCCTTAATTAAATGTTGCGGCAGTTGATTGAAAATAAGCAGTGCTGTTCTTGCAGGTTTTCACGCTCTTGACGGCACAATTCCGCGTCAATGCCGAAAAGGATAAGCCAACCAAACATTATGCCGGTAAACCCGCAAACAAATCCGTTAATAAAAGCTTTGTTGATTTTGTAAATTTTTTTCATCTGTATCACTCCTTTTAAAATCGTTGTCGTGTTGATATAGTCATATATAACAGCTTTTTTGATAATGTAAAGAACTTTTTTATAATTTTTCAAAAAAAATTAATTATGTGCAAAAAAGGTTTATTTGCGCGGTGTTGACTAAGGTTTATTTTTGCGTTTATCATAAAGGCACAAACAAAAAAAGGAGTTTTGTTAATGTTTGTTAAATCGGAACGTGTAAAAATCGGCAATAATTGGCGGATTGACGATGACGGGTTTATGCTGGTGCGTGCCAGGGTATTAAAAGAGGGTATTTTCCCGTATCGGACAAGTGAAATTGAGGGCTTAAAAGAAGAACAGCCGGTTATAGACGTATATATTCCCGCGGCAGAATTTACCCCCGCTGCATTAAAAACAGGCGAGGGCGACCCGGTTATCGTGGATGAACACGAGTGGCGCACGGCAGACAATACGCTTAAAGACGGGTTGACCAAAGGCACGGTTGCAGGGAATTTGTCCGTTGACAGTAAAGGCGGTGTTGTCTGCGAATTTAAAATTTATGACGCCGACACCATTAACAAGATAAAAAGCGGCGAGCTGGTGGAAGTG